CCGGTGCTAAAGAAGCAAGTTCACCCGGCGGTGCGATGGCACCAGTACAAAATAAGGCACAAGTTGCATTAGCTAATGCAACAAGCGCTGCAAATATTAATTTGATTAAAGCGCAAACTGAAAAAACATTAGCGGAAGCGGGTGCTGTAGGACCAACGTCTTTATTAGGACTTGGAACTACAGGCACTATAGGACAAGCAATATCGGATTTAAAAGCCTCCGCTTCTTCTGCTTATCGCAATTTGGTTGAAGATATGCGACAAGGAAAAGCAAGTGGAGAATACCGATTTGTCGGTCAAAAAAAAAACTAAATGAACATCATATTTATACTATTAAAGATAAACAAGGTAAGTTTATTGAACAAGATATATTTGAAACTCAATGGTTCCCTGATAGGATTAATATTGAGGGCAAATGGCAAAACGTTTGGATTAATCCAAACACTCACGAATGGAAATATAGGAAATAACTATGTCTACTAAAAGAAAAGCCACAGGCGTACCAAAGAATACATTTCGTTCAGCCTACAATTTAGGCAACGAAGATTATAGTGAGACGTTTAATGACGGTCTCACGGAACAACATCACACAGATCAGTGTGATATTAACAAAATATTAGCACAATTCATGGAAACAGGAATTATGCCACAAACAAAAGCAAACCCACAATACGGAGACGTATCAAACGTGGATTTCCAAGAAATGCAAAATCAACTAGCAACAGCAAAAACATTGTTTGAAGAATTACCGGAACAAGTGAAGGCTCACTTCAACAATGAAATGCATAGCTTTCTAAATTTTGCAGAAAATCCCGATAATCTTCCACAAATGGAAGAATGGGGTTTAGCTGTTAAAAATGAGCGTTTAGCTCAAGCTTTACAAGCTGAAGCTGGAAAGGAAACGCCAGAGGCGTCCCTTTCAGCAGGCAAGTCGGATGAATCCGACGCGGCAGAACAGTTGTCCACTTGATACAACTGTAACGACTGACACCTTTTAGGGGTTAGTCGTAAAAATAACCTCACGAACTAAGGAGAGTGATAACAATGAGAAGACCTAGAAAAATGAACTATAAAAAATCAAAAAGAATGTTCTCTCGCACAGCAGCAAGAACACACAGAAAAAATTCCCTAAGAGGAAGCCGACCTATGAGAGGCGGAATTAGATTATAAAAATAAGGAGCAACTATGCCATGCTTTCACCCAATAACCGCTTATAACAAAATAGGCGGTGGACTCACGTGGAAACTCCACGAATCAAACGGTACTAATACAACCGTAAGCTGCAAACAGTGTACTGGATGCAGACAAGAATACTCACGCCAATGGGCGTTAAGAAACATGCACGAAGCCAGTTTATGGCTTAACAATATATTCATTACGTTAACATACGATAATGAACATTTACCCGAACACGGGACATTAGTAAAAAAAGACTTTCAAGATTTCATGAAAAGGCTTAGAAAACACAAAGGTGCAAATCAGCATCAACCAATAAGATATTATCAATGCGGTGAATACGGCGAAAAATTCGGCCGACCGCATTATCATGCAATATTATTTAACACAAATTTTCGCGATCGCGAAATAATACAAGGACAAAAAGGTCTAACTTCATCAGAAACATTAACAAAATTATGGGGAAAAGGCGGTAATCGCCAACAAACCATAGGAGACGTAACATTCCAATCGGCGGCATATGTCGCCGGTTACGTTCAAAAGAAAATTAATGGACAAAAAAAAGACGCTATTGACCCTGTTACAGGGTTAAAGCATTATGAAATAATGACACCAAATGGCGAAATAATTGAAAAACAACAGGAATACTCAACAATGAGCCGGCGCCCCGGCATAGCGGGGAGCTGGTTCGCCAAACACAAAAATGACGTTTATCCGTCAGACAATATACATATCAATGGAAAAGAAATGCGTCCACCTAAATATTACGATAGGTTATATGAAATAGAATATCCAGAGGATATGGCGCAAATAAAAGAGAGTCGCGTAAAGGAAATGAAAAAAACAGCTCACTTACGCACACCCGAGGCTCTGCGACAAGCAGAGAAAACACATAAAGCTCGAATGAGCATATACAGGAGAAATAAGCTATGATACTATGCAAATACACAATATATGATTCAGCACTTGAAGCATACCACCAAGATTACAGCTTGGAAAACGACGCAATAGCGTTAAGACAATTCGCTGATATGGCGAATGAAGAAACACAAATTGCCAAAAATCCAGAGGATTATTCGTTATGGCGAATTGGCACATTTGAAACAACAACCGGAGAATTAACACCGGAAGAACCCACATGTCTTGCAAAAGCGCATGAACATGTGTTACAATTCAAAAAAAACAAAAAATAAGGAAATAACATGCCCATGAAAAACCCTCACAAATACAATACAAGAATCGGCTCTTCGCAGCAACACCAATTTAGCGAAGTACCACATGCCGATATACAGCGTTCAACATTTGATAGGAGTCATGGGCTAAAAACCACATTTAATGCCGGCGAATTAGTACCAATATATGTAGACGAAAGTCTCCCTGGTGACACTTTTTCATGTAATCTCACAGCATTTAGCAGATTAGCAACACCTATACACCCAACCATGGATAACGCATTCATGGATACCCATTTCTTCGCAGTACCAGTACGACTTGTCTGGGACGATTTCGAAGAATTTATGGGAGAAACAAAAACATATAAAGCAGCTGGTTCATCTAGATTAGATGGAACTCCCGACTTTACAGTCGCAGCGCCAGTACCACCGACAATTACAGCGGGTGGCAGTGGAGAAGCAGAGCAATCACTGTCCGATTATTTCGGAATACCAACAAAAGTTGCAGGATTAGAATTCAGTGCATTATGGCACCGCGCGTATACGCTCGTCTGGAACGATTGGTTCCGAGATGAAAACCTGCAAGCACCTAAAACAATTGATACAACAAGTGGTACAGATACAACAACGTATTCACTACTTAATAGAGGTAAAAAACACGATTATTTCACATCAGCATTACCATGGCCGCAAAAAGGCGCAGATGTAACATTACCTTTGGGCGTTTCAGCAGATGTTGTATATGATGGAACACTTAACAATGCAGCTGCAGCAAATAGAGCAAAAATATGGTCAACAGTAGATGAGGCTTATGGTGACCTTAATGCTGAATCAGCTGATTCTAATTATATACATCCTTTAACTGAATCAAGCGGTCAAAAATTATATGCAGATTTATCAAGTGCTACATCAGCAACAATTAATCAACTTCGATTAGCATTTGCAACACAAAAATTTCTTGAAATTCAAGCCCGTGGCGGTTCAAGATATATCGAAGTAATAAAAAACCATTTTAATGTAACTAGCCCTGATGCTAGATTACAACGACCAGAATATCTGGGTGGCGGAAGCTCACCGGTAAACATTAGCCCGGTCGCACAAACATCGTCAACTGACGCAACAACACCACAAGGTAATTTATCGGCCATAGGAACAACTGTACTTAGTGGCCACTCTTTTACAAAGAGTTTCACTGAACACACAATAGTAATTGGTTTGGTATCTGTAAGAACTGATCTAACATACCAACAAGGACTGAACAGAATGTTTAGTAGAGAAACAATTTACGATTACTACTGGCCAACGCTTTCTACGATTGGCGAACAAGCAGTCAAAAACAAAGAAATATACGCACAAGGAAGTGCAGCCGACGAAACTACGTTCGGCTACCAAGAGCGTTATGCGGAATATAGATACAAGCCAAGTTCGGTAACTGGCAAATTCCGTTCAAACGCAACAGGCACCCTTGAATCATGGCATTATGCACAAGAGTACGCAAGCTTGCCATTACTTGGTGATTCATGGATACAGGTAACAGACACAAACGTTCAACGTACATTAGCGGTAGCAAGCGAACCTCAATTTATATTTGATTCGCTATTCAAACTTAAGTGTACAAGACCAATGCCAGTAAACAGCATACCCGGCGGGACACATTTCTAATGAGTTTTCTTAGCTCATTAGTAGGAGGCATATTTGGTTATAAAGGTACAAAAGATACAAATATAGCCTCCGCACAACGTGCCCAACAACAAATGGACTTTCAACGTGAAATGTCCAATACTGCTATACAAAGAAGAATGGCGGATTTAAAAGCTGGAGGTTTAAATCCAATTCTTGCCGGTGCTAAAGAAGCAAGTTCACCCGGCGGTGCGATGGCACCAGTACAAAATAAGGCACAAGTTGCATTAGCTAATGCAACAAGCGCTGCAAATATTAATTTGATTAAAGCGCAAACTGAAAAAACTTTAGCGGAAGCGGGTGCTGTAGGACCAACGTCTTTATTAGGACTTGGAACTACAGGCACTATAGGACAAGCAATATCGGATTTAAAAGCCTCCGCTTCTTCTGCTTATCGCAATTTGGTTGAAGAT